TGATCCAATTCTCTGGTATTTCTTGGAATGATTCCAATCGTTTCATAATACTCCTTCAATACAATACTTAAATCTTCCATGTTATCTCTTTCTCTTTATCTATTATTTTCTGAAATGGTATTCTGTGTAGTTTCCCTGTTGATGTGTTCCTTACTATGTAATAGCTACATCCTACATCAATATCTGATTCTTCTCCATCTAGCCTCGTTTGGAAATAAGCGTGAGTCTCTAAGCATATGAACTCCATCCCATTGATCTCAAACCTTTGACCATTATTCATCTTTCTCTTAAAGTCCACAATATCCAGAATCACATTCGTTAAAATCATCATCAAAGAGCATTATCTGAGAATTGTAATTTATTATCTCACGATAAGAAACTTCACTTTTAAACCTGCCCTTATTATTCTCTTCTTGATTAGCAAACCATTCCATCTTGTTAGGATGTTTATCTGCCATATGCTTTAGAAGCATTGGACCTCTCCACCAACATCCAACACAATTATTCATATAAGCAAAACGCACAGGCTTGGACTTCCAGAATTCTTCAATAGAATCCTTATAGATATTCGCTTGGATCAATGGAAATTCTGGTTTGCAGTACTCTATAGTTTTCCATTTATTATTTCCATTAGAATGTTTACCTACTATAATCTTGACCTCTGTCATTCCATTAGAATTAGTCTTTTCAAGCATTCTATTGGCTCTGCCTGTTTCATTGGCTCTATAGCCAAACCTCATAATAAGATCTTCATCTATGTTCTTATATCTCCATTGAGCAATGGGCATAGTTTTCATATCTGTAGTGCAGTATCTCGCAATCTTATTAGGTAAGAATCCTCCATGCTTATTAATACTCTGCTCAAAGGTCTTCCCTGTAACCCAAGTAATAGGTCTACCTATGTACTGCTCAAGATCAAGCATCGTGTAGATGATAGTATCATCTTCTGCCGTTCCTATGAATGGTGCTTGGATTCTATCCTCTACCTCCTTACGGATCTTCTCATCAGGGAACTTGCAGTTCTCATCCTCTATTCTTACTAAAGAGAACACATCATAATCCGCAGGATAGTTTGCTGCGATATAACTTGATGTCTTACCTCCAGATAAGCTATTCAATGTTTTCATATTTTAAAATTTATCCATTTCTCTATCTACCATCTCATTTAATCTATGATTCTCTTTCTTCAGATCATACATCTCCTGCTTTAATTTCCCATTCTCAATCCTAGCATCTAGGATCAGTCTGTCTAGAGTTGTAAAGTAATCTGTGATGTGTCTATAGACTGCTGCTGAATCAGCGAGTATCTGGAATACTTCCCACATATCCTCCTTAGTCATAGTCTTCTGATCACTCAACTCTTTGCTTAGGTGGTCCAGAGCCCGATACAACTCTGATTCCTTTTCCATATAGTATAGCCTATTACCCTCAAAATGGAGATCCATCTATTTCTCTGTCTTTAGTTACCAAATTTATTCCATTAATTCTAAACCCACAATTACCCTGTGTTGATTCCATCCTGATCGGTGAATCTAATGGTGTCGGTCTACCTCCAGATTCCAACTCCTTCACTTTCCTCACATGAATATCTGTGAAGATCCAATCTGTCGGATGCTGCGTGTACCTGTGGATCACAAAGAATTCATCACTACGATTCACGAACTTACCCCCGCCTTCAACATCTGAAGCCATAGGAGGCATCGTATGATTAGCATAATCGTGAGATCCTTTATGAACCTGTCTTAGTGCTTGTGTTGCAGGATGCGTATTCAGGATCGTAGTAATACCATATTCCTTACAGAACTTTCTTATGTGGCTTGTTACCTCATAATGATATTCGTGAGTTGAAACTCCCTTGAGATATTCCTTCTTTATCGTTAGCGAGTTATACGGATCTATCATCATCCCTTGAAACTCCCAAGCATCATAGACCTCTTTAGCGATCTCCAATAACTCAAAAGCATCAACTATCAACTCTGAATCTAGGAATGCCCAATGTCCCTCTACAAAGCTATGGTGTCTCCAGAATGTTCTCTCATCTATCTGATTGATTGGCTTCCCTGCTAGGAATTCAATGATCTTCCTCTGGAGTGATTGAACCTCATTCTCTGAGGAGTAGATCAGCCACTTCGTTCCATTCTCTAAAGTATGGAGCAACTGAAGGTAGGTCATCGTGTGAGTCTTCCCAACATTAGCGTGTCCTGTTACTACTATGAAGTTTCCCTTCTTAAATCTTAAATGATCATCTATCTCTCCTACTCCAAATCTTGAAGCCTCTGAGATCTTTCCCTCTCTCGCTCTCTCCAGATAGCGAAGAGTCTTACTTGATTGTATTATGTGTTTGTGAATCATCCCTCTAAATTAACACTATATTTTTAATATCTCAGATCCTGAGAAAAAAAAAGAGGAGCATCTCTACCCCTCTCTACCTAACACAATCAATCAACTAGAATGGTAAGTCATCATCTTGACCATTTACAATAGCATTCGCTACTTGTATCTTTTCTTCTCTAGATGAGAAATGATTATCGTATGAAGTCTCCTTCTTATCTTCTTCCAATACCCAACTCACAAAAGAGTCAGCTATCTTTAGAACATCTGTGCTCTTAGCACCTTTGTCTTTTAAGAGATCAACTGCTGCTTTAAGGCAGGATTGCTTTACAATCATCTTCTGCTTATCATCAGATCCTGCTGAGTAGTTACCTTTAGAATATCCTCCTCCAGAGAAACCACCACCCTGAGAATATACAGGCTTGATTCTGTTACCATACTGCGTAGCATTCAATTCATACTCCGCTTCCTGACCTACTACGAACTTGTTCTGATCTGGCTTTACTGAAGAGTATTCTCCTGTATCTCCATTCTCAAAAGTTAGAACGAACTTGTATAAAGTTCTTCCATCCTTTAACTGATAGTCCCCTTGCGGATTTACCGCTACAACTTTACTTGTCTTCATAATTATTTAGTTGATTGATTAATTATCTGTACCTCTAGCATCGCTAGTCTTTCCTTCATCCATTCGCTTCCTATCTTCTCTGCGAAGGCTTCTAGATCATCAATGATCTGATAAAAGTTCTCTCTTTCCATCTCTTTAAGTTTTGATTAACAGGTCAAACTTAGAAAAGGATTTTGAGATATGAAAATTATTTGTTGATTATTTTTCCCTCTATCTGGATCACTGATGTATCCTTAGGGATATCAGAAGCAGGTTCTATCCTGACTGACTTGATGAACTTCTTGTTATCATCGGCTATCATTCCTGCATCTACCAATGCATCTTGAGTGAACTTGATAGCCATAATGCAATTATCTAGATCGTACCTGTAATTGACCTTTGCAGTGATTATGCAATACTCAAACTGAAAGTCATAATCTAACTGATCAGTAATGATCTCCTTCCACTTAGTCTTCTCTCTGGATCTGAATGTCCAATGTGGTGAGGAGTAGAATTTATTAAGACTAGGTATCTTACCTAACTTGATTTCTATTTTAGTGTGATCAGTCATATCCTAATCTCTGAGCATACTCCCAATCAATTTCTGCTATTCTACCCAAGTATCTATACTCTTCCTCCTTAGCATATAGTCTCTCCTCAGGAGTTGAATCTAAACCTAAGTTCTGGAATAGCATAGCCATCTTATGAAGGTATCTATCAATGTTCGGATCTCTCATCTTCTTCTTTAATTTGGTATACTACTCCATTGATCATTAGCTTAACGCTAAATCCCTGAACTGCCCAAGCAGTATAACCCTTGTCATTAAGACTAACTGCTAGACTCTGTGCTTCTCTCATTGTCATATGCTCTGCTCCTCTTGGTAATACTTCCAGAAACTATAGTGATCAGATCTCTGCTCATCATGAAATCCAAAGTGAGATAGGAAGTGATTGTGATAATCATCTGCTATCTCTTTGTTCTCTATAGCTATACTCTTTTGTCTTCTAGTCATTGTTTTTTTTTAACTCTCTGAAAGAGAGTATTACTTATAAGTATAATAAGTATTTAATTGTAATTAGTTACTCTTACAGAGTAATATATATATATAGTATACTTACTTAAGTAATTTAATAAGACCGAAGGTATAAAGGATTATTGACATAATCAAGATAATCAGATGTTTCTTCTTAAATGACTTTTCCTCATAGATGACTTGAGGTACTCTGATCTCCTTCTGGATCCTAATAGTATCAGCAGGACATTCAATATCCACCTCTATAGTGTCGTAGAACCTTCTCAGATCAATTCTAATGCCTTCTTTTATAATTCTGAGGGTATCTATCCGTTCAAGAATTAAAGTGTCTCTAACGGCTTCTTTTTGAGTTATGATCAGAGTATCCACTTTTAGCACAACTGAATCTAGAATTGTTGGATCTTTTGCAATCGCACGATTCAGGTGCCACTTCGCACCACATCCCTGAAGTAAAAAAAGCAGCCCTATCAGAACTGCTCCCTTTTTTAACTCCCACATGCTTCGCAATCTGGGTTATCAATGCTACAGGCATTATCATTTGCCTTATCATTGGTTAATTCATCCACAAAGTCCTCAAAGTCATTTGAGAATCCGAAATCTGTATCGTTCATAATTTGTCTTTAGAAAAGAATAACATAAAGGCTACACCAAAGAATGTTCCTGCTTCAGTCAATGAAGCCTTCTCCATAGCCACCAATATAATACCTGCTGCGAATAATACTGCTCCTACGGCAGTCGTTTTCCAATTCTTTGTAACTCTATCTATCATCCTCGTAATCTATCGTTTTCTTTTTTTAAAAATCCCACCTCTGTTCTCAGCGCATGAACCTCAGCAGTAAGTTCCAATACCTTCGTATTGCTCTCCTCCAATAACTGCTCTAATCTAGCAACTCTGTTTTTTAGATCATCACGATACTGAACACCATCACTATTCTGCACTGATTCCTTTTTGTAGTCTGTTTTTAACTTCAATCTAAACTCCAAGAATTTCCATATCCCTGCACTTGCAAGGATTGTGCCTATAGTGATTATTACCTGACTATCCATTTCTTGCTATCTTTTCCTTTTCTACTCTGATCACATTCCAACAAGCAAATAGGAATATAATAATCCATCCTGTTCTACTGCCCTCCATAAGACCTACCATAGATAAGTTTATGATAGTAGCCAATGCAATTAAAGAAGCCAACTTCACCGCTCTTAGTCTATTTTTCAATGATCCAGAATAAACCACTGCCCATAGCTGATATCCCCCAATAAACAAAGCCCCTATAATGAGCCAATAGTTAGGATCTTCATACTCAGCACATATGCTAAGAGGTAAGCAGATTAAATGACAAAGCGAAATCAGGATCTCATTAGGCTCTGAATCTGAATACAGAAATATATTCTTTGCTCTCTTTAACCCCATCTCTTATATATTACTCTTCCATTCTGCCTAACGGCTTGAAGGACCTCTCCTCTATTGTCCTCTGATTTGTAAGAGACATGAACCCAATCAGGGTTCTCATCATCTCCAAATTCCCATATCAGTTGATCAAACTCCAGATTGTTCTTGATGTATTCAAAGATCAGGAAGTTCTCTACTGATCCATCTAAATCTAGAGCCTCACCTTTTGAATGCTGAGATGCTGATGCACCTCCTATGATATCATTCAATGCTTGAGATCTATATCCTGAACTCACTATGATAGGCTTCTGGAAGTGATCTCTTACAGGTTGGAATATCTTACTAGCTATCTGGATCAAGTTAGAGAGATGCTCTCCAGAGGGCTTATTGCTGATCCCATACTTAATCGCAGTATGTGATTTTGTTGCTTCTCCTAATGTTAGGTTCTTACTTAACTTCATATTCTTTGATTGCAATAAATACCAATTCATCAAATCGTTGTTAGTTCTATACACTCATCATCGGATAGGGCAGTTGGGAATACGAGGGTTTGCTTTATATCTCCCAAGAATTTTTGTGAAGTGTTTATTTCTCTTTCAGTTCCATATCTCAATCTATTTAAACCCGTTGGAGTTGTTGAAGATTCTTCGCCAATCTTTGTTCCATTAATGAATAAAGCGTGGCTTCCGTTTTGATTCTTTACTGCTACTTTGAAATTTGTACCTACCGACAAAACACCAGATGCAGTTATAGGTGTTTGACCACTTCCTCCAGCGTTTAATAATATTATTAAATCATCACTACTTTGAAAAATAGTCATTCGGTTGTCTGATGAGTTATCCGACAAAGCGATTTTACCTTGCATCGTAGAATCAATATTGCTCACTTCAAATTCAGCATACAAAGTGTTATAGGTAGATGTTAAGCCAGTTACATCTAATGGCGCTGGGTCATCTTCCAACCTCGTTTGCGATGTACCATATGTAGGTATGTAACTTGTTGGATAGGAGCCTTCTTCTACTTGGAAGCCGTAAGCATAAAAATCCGAAGCCGTATTCCCAAGATAGGATGGCAAACGACCTAATGAATCATTGTTATTTGTAAATGCTACGATTGAGCCAGTATTAGCCGTAGAAGTAGCGGTTGCCGTAATACTACATCTCCAAAAACCATTAATGGTTGAATCGCTTATAAGAGGAGTAACGCCACTTAATGCTCCTATTGTGCCATTGCTTAAATTAAAATTAGCGTAAATCGCACCAAAACCAGCAGAGTTAAATGTCAACTGACAATAATCGGGAGCAGATGCTCCATCTCCTTTTTTTATAAAAACACTAAATGTATATGTCGTTCCAGAGACAACAGAAATACCAGAAGTTAGACCCAAATAGTGGTTGCTATTTGTAGCCGTTTCAGCAATCAAAGACGCATTAACAAGTCCCTCTGGACTTTGTGCTTGATTTGTTAATATAGAGGTATCTGATTTTGTATAAGCATCAAAGTATTCCGAATAAGGCACTAAATTCGTCCTACTTGGCTCAAGTAAAAGAGAAGGACACGAACTATCAGTATAATCTAATCTCGGCATATCCTC